ATGGCAGACACCATTTCCCTACCAGACAACTTAAAATCACGAATTGCACGTGCATATATCGCCAATCGTTCGTTTACTGGCGATGACGGTAAATCCGTCGATTATAAGCGTTTTGTTCTTTCTGGCCTCATTAATGGCCAAGAAGTCGATATAGAGGTCAAAATTGATAAAAAAGACCTACTCCTCCTAAGTCTCTTTGAGGTCGTAGATCAACCTCAGTTAGGTCAGGAGTAGAATCGATATGCAACCACAAATGACGTTTGCACAAGGAATTATTGAAGTGTTAATCCAGTTGTCACCGTCATTTTTGGTTGTTTGTTTTGTTCTAATTGTGTTCTCATGGCTTCGATTATTGATTGATGTTATGAGTGGTAGGGGCTTCTAGTATGTGGTACAACCCAGAGATTTATACTTCTGCTCAAGACCTTACAGACACACAAATTCTTTGGGCAATTTATCAGCATTTGGTTGCTACGACAACATTAGCTTTCGCTTTAGTTATTTTCTATTTTATTTTTAAATTAATTGTTTGGTTTGTACCAAAGTTTTGGCATAGGAGTAAAGAATAATGAAGAAAGATATTTTACTTGTTACAGGTTTATTTTCTGGCGTTTTAGGTTATGTATTATTTTTTCATGGTCTTAAGGAGGACAAAAAGTAATGTGGTTTTTAACTTTTATTCTCGGTATTCTTATAGGTCATTACGTTGTAGCTGACATAAAGGAATGGTTTATTTTTTACAAAACACGCCAAAGTCTTATTGATGACCCTAAAGCGCCTTGGAATAAGGGGGAGTGATAATGTCCCTTCCCTACTCTATGAACATTCGTGATATTTATGAAGAAATTGCTGAGATTTCTGATAAATTTTTCTGTATGCCTACTAATTCCGAGCGCGAGACTCTTATTAAGCGTCTTTTAGCACTTACTTATGAGCTTGACCGGAGATTTAATCAATGAAACCGAAGTACGCTGTATTAGTAATCGGTTTCATTACCTCTGTCATAACAGGGGTACTGTTATCTCCCTCTTCTACACATGCAGCAAGTGCTTATGATAATGTGGTTCAAACTACAAATACACTTTCTGTTATATCCCCCGACGGTACGCAAAATGTTAGTTTAGCTGAAAATGGCGATCTACCCTGGTATCAACTTATAGAGAGTAAAAATCAAGCTTATGCCGATGCTCGTTGCGGTGATAGTTATATTTCTTCTTTAAATAATGCAAGATCATCTGGTTATGTTTCAGTAGTACAGGCTAAAGCGTCGGAACATTATCAGCGTGTTTACGTTATTTGGACTGACGATACTTACCCTTACGCTTGGCCTGTTTGGACTTTTCAAACAACCGAGTCAGGCACAAATTATGCCGAGCTTAAGTCTCCTACTGGTGGCGATCTATCTATTGCACAAATAGAAATTGCTGACAATGGTGATTGGACCTGGCTTTGTTGGTCATCGGGTTCACCTAGTTTTGGTGTTGGTTCACCAGATGGTTACATTTACCGTAATAACTATTCAGTTACTTATCCTGACGGTTATGATGGTGTATACTTTGCAAATTTAACACCTATTTCTACTCCTAATGATTCTTCTTATAAACCGGATTTAAATGTTATATCCGTAGTGGGTTATCATGCCGTTATTCAAGATAGAAACTTTAATACCTTCGATCCAGTCCCCTTTACGTGTAACGATACCCTCACACCAATAATGCATTATGAGCTATGGAAAGGCTCAGACCCCAATACGGATGTAAAATTAACCGACGGTGTCATGTCCCCTACTGTTCCTTTCGAGTATGATGTGCCTTCAGGAAGTCAAGATACATACACTCTTGTAGCTTGGTATTCATGTGCCCCTGGAGATCTTACCTTCGATCAGTCTAGTTTCCTTTCCTTTCAGGTCAACGAATACGGTAGCCTTGTTCAGGAATGCGGTGATGATATACAGGGGTTCTTGTGTAAAGCTAGCCAGAATTTAAGTATAGGTATATTCTCGACTACTTTTAACGGCCTCTTATCAATATTAAATAACATGAAAGCCATTAACCCGGTGTACTGTAGCACTGCATGGATAAGTCAAAATCACTTCCAAAGCAACATACTACCCGTTCAAAACTTCCCTCCTAAAGTCTGTCAGTTTGCGCAAAATATGTACCTCTCGAATAACACACCATTTTATAGCATCAATTTATGGCTCAATATCGTCTTAAAGGGCGCTGCAATCCTTCTCTTAGTCTTCGGTATTCTCTCAATTCTCGGGTTCAAGGTACGGCTACCATCTCCGATTGGTGAGGAGAATGGTACCGACATTCGTCCAGATATACCCACCTCCTCTTCTATTAGTAAGCATAGGGGTTCTTACTCTAGAACTCCGTCTGGCACGCGTAGTACGGATGCAACTTTTACTCCTGGTAATTCTGGTAAATGGCATGATAGAAAACCTGAGAGGTGGCGTTAATGGATATTTTAAGTGCAATTGTTTCTTTCCTCTTTCAGCTCCTTGCAGCTGTTGTAACCGTTATCTTGACGCCAGTTGACGCATTAATTAACACTTTGGTTCCAGAGGCAACAACGGCTATTAGGTCTTTCTTTACATGGGTCAATTCCATGATTGCCCAATTTTTAGATTTTGTTAACTGGTTCTTTTATGTACTAGGCATTAAGCCAGACACATGGATGCTAATCATGACTGTATGTAGCGCCCTACTTCTTATTTGGGTATTTCTTTTTCCTCTCAAACTGATACTTTCTGTCTTTAGAGGTATGAAAGATTAGCTATGAAAATATTCTTTAAAACATTCACTAAAAAAGCTACAAAGTCGGGTAATACATTTCCCGTTGGCATGGTCCTATTTGTTGGTCACCAAGGTGCTGGTAAAACGATTAGCGCCGTTCACTATGCTCAGTATTTAGAAAAAAAGTACCCTGATCTTAAAGTATTTAGTAACATTAAGCTCACGGGTTTTAAGGACTTTACTCAACTATCTGCCGAGGAAATTGAACCAACCTTGCTTCAAGACTTTGGCCGTCGACCAGTCGCCTATTTGCTTGACGAAATTCAAACCCTCCTTCGCTCTAAAAAGAAAGTTTTGTCAGAAGATACCCTCATGTCTATTCAGCAGCAGAGAAAGGCCAACAAGACCATTTTAGGCACACTCCAGGAGTTCCTAGACCTCGATATCAGTTATCGACGCCAACTTCTTGCACAAGTCCAGTGTCGTCATGTAGGAAATGCCCAAGTAGAGTTTTGGCGCGACCCCACTACTCTTTCGTACAATGCCGATAAAAACGATTACACGGGCCGTGTAATGGATATTTGGATTTGGAAACGACACGACGAAATATATAAGAAATATGACACCTATGAGATTGTTAGACAATCTATTAATACTACTCCACGCATCACCCCTGCTAATACTGGCTAGGGAGAAAGGAAAGACGAATCATGGATGCAGCACAAGTAACAGCACTTACTGGCGCTTTTGATCCACAGGATTTGCTCGCTACGTTTATCCAATTCGCACCATACGTTATCGGTGTTATTGGCGTAATCGTTGGCGTTAGCCTTATCCGTTGGGGTTATCACAAAGTACGTATACTTCTTTCACGAGGTGTTTAGTACTAGCCAGTATGCCATTTAGCTTATTAGTACCCAGGGTGGGCTATTAATAATCGGATTGGCTGAAAGTCCTTGTTTTTTCCACGGCCTTTAGGCTGTGGTAAAAGCTAGGACGTCCGGCCGGCGTGGCTACCACCACGCCGAACGCCGGGCCGGTTCAGACCCGAGGCGCGAAGCGCCAAGGGGCTACTCGATACCAGAACATTTAATGTACTTTTTATAGAGGTGTAAGGTGATAGATATTAACGAATCGAGGGTATTCGACATAACAAAGGAATACACGAATATGTATCGCGTTACAAGCTATAAATATGGGTTCGACCCTAACAAAACAAAAAATAAAAGTAAAAGTTTAAAATTAAAATCTGAAGCTGACAAAGAAGATAGTCTACAAGTAAGTGTTCGTCGTACAAGGCGTACTATATCTGATTATGTTCGCTGTAATACGTTTGATTTATTTGTTACATTTACCTTTGACCCAAAAAAGGTAGATCGTTACGACCTTTTAGGCACTTATTTAAAAATGCAAGGTTGGCTACATCGTCAGCAACGTAAATATGATAATTTTAAATATATTATAGTTCCTGAACGTCATAAAGATGGTGCAATCCATTTTCATGCTCTATTTGGTGGTTACGAAGGTATTTTAAAGAAAACAAGGGTTATTCAGAACAACCGTAGAGTATATAATATCAATGCTTTTAAATTTGGTTTTACTAATGCTCAATATCTTGATGAAGATATAGATAAAACAACTGCCTATGTATGTAAATACATTACTAAAGACATGGAATTAATTAGTAATTGTCGTCGCTATTGGAGTTCAAAAAACCTAGTAAAACCTGTAAAATCGTATAACTTTATTTTTCGGAATCCTGACTTTGATAAGTATCTGTCTCCTGAGCACTTGGTTGTGGACTCTGAGTATAATCAGATTTACGAATTTCCGAAGCCGACTTTTGATTAGTCTTAAGTTTTGCGTTAATACTCACAAGTAAAAGGCTAATTATTATTAATAAAGCCCCTACTCCCCCAAGCATTATGTTTTGATATTGCTCTGTGTTAAACGACCATTCAACGTTTTGTAAAGTGCTACAATTTCCTGATGCGTCGCATTTTCCATTTTGTCCTATGTTCATAAACATAAGTATAACACTCTTCTTGTAGTAAATTTTACTTATCGAATTTATCCACAGATTTTGCGACGTTTCACAGAGGTCGAGGATATATTGTGCGACGTTAAGTCTATATATTGATTTGGCATGAAAATACTTCTCTGCTGCCTCATTATGTAGATGTTTTATCAATTCTCCATCCAGATATCTTAATTAGGTTTGATCATTCCCTCACCTGGACATATATTTTAAAAACAGACCCACGTGCCATTTATTGTTCATGTATAACAACTGCTCATATGCCCTAGCTGGCGCCTAGTCTAATGTTCTAATTATGTTCTATTTTATTTTTATACCTAAAATAAGCAAAAGAACACTATTCACCTTCTGGCTTATCGTGCGTCAAAAATGCCTCGGTGTGAAGTGAGGGGTATGTAAGGGGGATATCTACCTTTCCCTGGATTGGTGTAATGGATCCGTCTCGGCTGTCGATTAAGGCGGCCTCTGTGAGCCGTATATGGGGCGCGAGCTGCTCATATACTAGGTCCTGATCAGTTATACCGGCGGGATTATATCGTTTAAGTGACTTGAGTGTAGGTGCCTTGTGAATAACTATGCGTTCAAACGTACCCGTCAATGAGAGGGATTTTTTCGTGTCAGCGTACGCAATTTCGGCGCCTTCACCTTTATTGGTGAAATAGAAAAACGTTCCCTGAAAGCTGAGCAGAGCAGTCTCGTCAAGACATAGATGCTTTTTCGCATAAGATCGGAGCGCGTCTTGTAGGTCTTTCTGGTGTTCGCGGATCTCGCCAGGGTTATTTGTGGGATGCATAGTAGCTACACGATGGCGGGCTTCAGCCATTAGTTTATGGATAGCATCGTTAATTGACACGAACCCACGCTCGGTTTCTAGGTCAAGTGCTTGCAACTCTGGGTGAAGATCTTCCATAGGCGCAAAACTTGGCTGTTGTTGGGGTTGAGGTTCAACGTGTTGTACGAGAGGGTGAGTAAGAATTGGCCCGGTGTCGTATTGTATGGTTGGTTCGAGAGATTCTCGTAATACAAGCCAAAAGCCAGCCCTTGCCATGACCGCCTCGTGAAGAGGGAGCTGTTCTGTCAGTCGTTCGATATGCTTTTTAAGCTGTCGGTATCGGTCGCTAAATTGATCAGGTGCTTCTTGGCAGTCCTCTATAAAATATTGCGCAGCCTCTTGTTGCCTGCGCTCCTGCAGTGAGGCTGCACCGGGTGGGACAGGATTAGTTCCTTCGCCTCCTCTTCCAACGCCTTTGAGATAGTCCGTAGCTTTGTCCGTAAAAATTTTACTTATACCCTCTTGGATAGCATCCGATGGGTAAGGAGCCTTCCCTATTAAAGTACCAGCAACCGCCAGACCAGTAATTTCACCCTTGTAAAACGCATAGGCGGTATGGGCATTTATGCCCAAAGTGCTGCCATTTGCCAGCCACGCAAACCGCTTGAGCCGAAGTAACTCAGCCTCCCCTTCTACTCCGAGGTGTTCGTAGTACTTCTCGGTATCGAGAAAGAGCCGGTCGATTGATTGAGTAGCTGTTATTTCGCGTTCAAGCACTCTTTCGCCAGCTTCGAGGCTTTCGTCGGAGATAGGATAAAAAGGGCTCTCTAAAGACAT